TCAAGAATGCAAACGAAATTGATATTTCAGCAGTACTTGTTGGTAAATCTGATAACGAAGGTACTAGAGCTAACTACGTACTTTCAAACGTTACAGATTATCGTAGAGATTGTGTTGCATTCCTATCACCTTCTAAGGACGCAGTGGTTGACGAACTAAAAACAAATGCTAAACTCACAAAAGCAATTGAGTGGCGCAACAAAATACAAAACTCTTCATATTCATTCATTGATAGTGGTTATAAATACCGTTATGATAAGTACAATGATGTATATCGTTACACACCATTAAACGGTGATATGGCAGGTCTTGCTGCAAGAGTAGATTCTTGGGAATCACCAGCTGGTTACAGAAAAGGTATTATCAAGAATGTTGTTAAACTAGCATTTAATCCTAACAAGCCTCAGAGAGATCAACTTTACAGTGCGCAGATTAATCCTGTAATGGCACAATCAGGAAGAGGAATCGTACTCTTCGGTGATAAGACTGGACTTGGAGCAGCATCTGCATTCGATCAGATTAACGTTCGTAGATTGTTTATCTCAGTAGAGAAAGCAATTGCAACAGCAGCAGAAAGCTTCTTGTTTGAATTCAACGATGACTTTACTCAAACACAGTTTAGAAACATCGTAGAACCATTCTTACGTGACATCCAAGGCCGTCGTGGTATTATTGATTATAGAGTAGTTTCAGACTCTACAGTTAATACTCCTGAAGTGGTCGATCAAAACAAATTCCGCGCAAGCATCTTTATTAAGCCTGCACGTTCTATTAATGTTATCGAACTATCGTTCATAGCTACAAGAACAGGTGTAGAATTTGATGAAATCGTCGGCCAAATCGCTTAATAAATAATATTAAATTAAAGGAGAAAACACATGGCATTTAACATCAACCAGTTCAAATCAGAGCTTGTCGGTGGCGGTGCGCGTCCTACGCTTTTCCAATGTCAAATCACTAACCCTATTAACTCAGCTGCTGATATCAAGATTCCATTCATGATTAGAGCAGCTGGGATTCCAGAGTCAACAGTAGGACAATACGTCGTACCTTACTTTGGACGCCAAGTTAAATATGCAGGTGATAGAACATTCCAGCCTTGGACCGTAACAGTCATCAACGACGAAGATTTTGCAATCCGTAATTCTATGGAAGAATGGATGAATTTTATTAACTCACACGACTCGAACTCAAGAGGTTTACCTCAACAGTACAAGTCAACTGGACAAATTACACAGTTCAGCAAAGACGGTAGTCCACTACGTACTTACGTCTTTGAAGGTATGTTCCCAACATCCATTGATGGAATTGCAATGGATTGGTCACAAACTGATTCTATTGAAGAATTCAGCATGACTTTTGAATATGACTTATGGAAAGTTGAAGGAAATACCGGACTACCGACTACTTAATTATTATATAATGGAGACGCGCTACAATGGCGAGACTATTTGGATTTGAGATAAAGAGACCAGAGAAGGAACAGGACTTAGCTCCTGTTTCTTTTGCTGAGCCTCAGAACGATGACGGTGCAATCACTGTCGGAAATGCTATGGGCGGGTTCTATAGCACCATTCTTGATATGGAAGGCAGCGCTAAGACTGAGTCTGAGCTTGTTACTCGATATAGAGGAATGGCAATGCAGCCAGAAATTGGTCAGGCTGTGGACGAGATCGTAAACGAATCTATTAACATTGACATCAACGACGCTGTTGTTGAAGTTGTAATGGACGATACAGATCTACCAGACAAAGTTAAGAAAATCGTAACAAATGAATTTCAAACAATTCTAAAGTTACTAGATTTTTCAAACCACGGATACGATATCTACAGCAAATTTTATGTAGATGGCCGCTTAAACTACCACGTAATTATTGATGATGAAGCTATTAAAGACGGCATCAAAGAGTTACGTTATGTCGATCCTCGTAAGCTTAAGCTTATTAGAGAGAAGGATAAAAAGAAAGTTGATAAGCACAGTGGCATACCAATTAAAAGTGTAAAGAACGAGTATTATATGTACTCTGAAAATGGATTTGGTTCTTCTAATAAATCAGGAGTCCAATCTGGTACACAAGGATTTAAAATTTCTAAAGATTCTATTGCTCGTATTACATCAGGTGTTATGAGTGAAAACAATTCTTTAGTATTAAGTTATCTTCATGGTGCTATTAAACCATTGAATCAGCTAAGGATGTTGGAAGATGCGACAATCATTTATACAATTACACGAGCTCCTGAAAGAAGAGTGTTTTACATTGACGTTGGTAACTTACCTAAATCGAAAGCTGAACAGTATATAAGAGATATGATGGTTCGTCATAAGAACAAACTACAATATAACTCTGCTACTGGCGAAATGGCTGATGCACGTAAAATGATGACAATGACAGAAGATTTCTGGTTCCCACGTCGTGGTGGTGAGCGTACAACAGAAGTTGATACAATGGCAGGCGGCGGTGCACAAGGTCTAACAGACGATACACAAATGCAGTTCTTCCAACGTAAACTATTTAAAGCTCTTAAAGTTCCATTATCACGTTTAGAGCCAGAAACAATGTACTCATTTGGTCGTGTCTCTGAAATTACTCGTGACGAAATGAAATTCGGTAAATTTATTAAAAGACAAAGAGCTAGATTTGCAAACATATTTACACAGCTCTTGGAGAAACAACTAATACTTAAAGGTATTATGACTCCTGAAGAATTTAATGAAATCAAAAACGATTTAAGATATGACTTTATCCAAGACAATTACTTTGAAGAATTAAAAGAAGCTGAGATTAATAGAGAGCGTCTTACAACTCTTCGTGAAGTTGAAGAGCATATCGGCACTTACTACTCAAGAGACTGGGTACGTAAAAATGTTCTTAGAATGTCTGAAGAAGATATTAAAGAAATGGATAAAGAAATAGAAGCCGAGAATAAAGCAAATCCTCCAGAAGATGAAGGTGAAGAAGAAGGCAATATGCAAGATTCTGAGAATAACATGAATGGATAAATATAATAAAATTAAAGTAAATCGGAGATTCAAATGAAATCCTTTAAGAAACATATCGCTGAAGTTGCACAGCCTAGATCACCTGAGGAAAAGGCTTTCAAGGATCAGCACGAATACGAAGTACTTCCTCACCCAGTTGCGGAACCATCTCAGCATTCTGGTGCCATTGGCGCTAGTGACTTACCAAAAGTAAAAGCTTCTCGTAAAGCTGATGTTAAGGATGACGAAAAAGTTTATGATAAAGCCACACCAAAGAAAAAAGCTGACGGTGTAAAGCTTGAATCTACTGAGCAAGATCGCGCTCGTTATGATGCAGCTGACGACAAAGACAAGAAGAAAGTTACATTACCAACTGCTCCTTGGGATAAAAAGAAAAAAGAAGAAGATCTTTCAGCAGCTCAAAAGAAAATAGATCACAATAAAAATGGCAAAATTGATGGCCATGATCTAGCTATGTTGCGCTCTAAAAAAAAGAAAAATGAAGCTGTGAACGAAACAACATCTTCTGCTTTAACTAAAATGGTTACTACAACAGGACCAGACGGCAAGACTCGCACCGTTCAGAAGAAAGCAAAAGCTGATAGAAAAGATGATCATCAACAAGACATTATTGGTGAAGCAGTAAGATTTAAAAAAGGTCCTATCCGTTTAAAGAACGGTAAACAAGTAATGGTTTCTGATGAAGATGCGAAGCTATTAACTAAAATGTTTAAGGATCTAAATCCGAGAAACCAGAAAGCAATGCACAAAGTAATGCTAATGGATCCTGCAGGATTTGAAGAAATACGTGGATTTGCACGCGAAGCTCTTTAAGAGTAACAGCGTGTTTAGTATTATAAATATACGGTATAAAAGAAGAAACTAAGGGTAAATCAAATGAAGCTAATTGCAGAAATTAATGAAGATTGTAGTGTAACTACAGACCTTAATGAAGAGACTGGTAAGAAGTCTTATTTCATTGAAGGAATCTTTATGCAAGGCGATATTAAAAACCGCAATGGGCGAATTTATCCTTCAGCGGTTCTTGAAAAAGAAATGAATCGCTATAGTAAAGATTTTATTGAAACAAAGAGAGCTCTTGGTGAGCTGGGACATCCTGATGGACCAAGCATCAATGGCGATCGAGTATCTCATCTTATTACTGAGATGAACAAAGACGGCTCCAATTTTGTTGGCAAAGCTAAAATTCTTGGCACTCCTATGGGAATGATCGTAAAAGAATTTATGGACGAAGGTGTGAAGGTCGGTGTATCTACACGTGGCCTTGGTTCAGTGAAGCAAACAAAATCAGGTATCATGGAAGTACAAGATGATTTTCATCTAGCTACCGTTGATATTGTAACGGATCCTTCGGGCCCAAATTGCTTTGTAAACGGCATTATGGAAAACACTGAGTATTTCTATGACATTGCTTCGGGCAACTGGTTACCTCAAATGGAATCAGTAGAAGAAGTAATTGAAGAAATACAAACTGAAATTGAAAAAGAAGTTAGAAGAGTAGTTCACAAAGTAGATGAAAGCACGGCGGCTCGCCTATTTGAGCGCTTTGTTGGTTCTCTGAGAAATTAATTTTTTAATAAATAGTAAACATATAGTAATAACCAAGACTAAATAAAGGGAGTAGAACATATGTCAGAACTAGACGAAAAGTTCACTGTCGATGATGGCGGAAGCACTGTAAAATCTTCGGAAGTTCCAGATGCAGCCACACCAGCAGGTGGAACAGTAAAAAAGAAAAAGGCAGATGTCAAAAAAGCAGTTGATCCAACTGCTGATAAAGTTGACGCTGCGACTCCAGGCCAAGGCTCTGTTAAAGAAGATGCGGAAGTAGATTCAGAAGCAGTAGTAGAAGAAGTTATTGAAATTGATGAATCAATCTCAGCAATGTTCGAAGGCATGGACTTATCAGAAGATTTTAAATCCAAGGTAACACTTGTGTTTGAAGCAGCAGTAAATGAAGCAGCAACTTTAAAAGCTGACTCACTTATTGCAGAAAAAACAGAAGCTCTTGAAACTGAAATGAATGAATCAGTTGCAAAGATCACAGATGGAATCGTAGAAAATTTAGATTCTTATCTTGATTACGTTGTAGAAGAGTGGATGAAAGAGAATGAATTGGCAATCGAAACTGGTGTTAAAGTTGAGATGGCTGAATCATTAATGGAAGGTCTTAAATCATTGTTCACTGAGCATAACATCGAAGTTAACGAAGATACTGTTGACGTAGTTGCTGGCTTAGAGGCAGAAGTTAATGAACTAAAAGACACCGCTAATGAAGCTATCAATGAGAATGTTGCATTAAACAATGCAATTGCCGCACTAAAAGCTGAAAGAGTATTCGAAGAAATGACGGAAGATCTCACTATTACACAACGTGAGCGTTTAAAAGTTCTTTCTGAAAAGCTTGATGTTGGTAACATTGATGAGTATTCAACTGACCTAACAACGTTAAAAGAATCTTTCTTTGCAAATAAAGTTGTTGTAGAAGAAG